CGACTTTGGGAAGCTGGCGAGGCGGATTGAGTTGGCGAGGCGGGTGCCCAGCCCCGCGCCGGTGATCTGCGTGCGCCAGGCGGCTTTCAGACCAGTTCCGGCTACGCGCATGGCGGCGGTGACCGCGCGTTCGCCAGCAGCGACCTCGGCTGCCATCATGGCGACGATGTAGGGTTGGATTTCGAGCTTTAGTTTCATCGCGTTCACACCGGGCGTAGATCGACAGTCCAGACCAGCCGCTCGCGATCACGGACCGGCTCGCCCTGAATGAGAAAGGCGTCCCCGTCGATCTCGATGCGGTCGCCGGGGCGCGGATTTGCCACCTCGGCGACGCGCAGGTCGATGCGGGTGGTTTCAGACCAGAGCCGGGCATCGCCGAAGTCGCTGACGGCATCGGCACGCCGGGCGACGACGCGCACCAGAACGGGCGCGCCGCCATCGGCGATGTAGACCGCGTCGCGCCCCATGTTCGGATCGGCGAAGAGCGCGCCAATGGCGGCGGCAAAGGCGTTCATCACGTCCGCCGTGCGGACCGCAGCACCTGCGGGCGGGTGCAGATCGGCAGCGGATTGCTTTCGATCTCGAGGCGGACCCATTCGTCGCGATCCCGGTCGGGGATCATCCGCGCGTAAAGCGGCTGGCCCAGCGTGTTCACCGTCTCGAACGTATCGGCGGGGGCGTGGTAGATTTCGAACAGGCCGTCGACGGCCTCGGGGTAGAACACCGCCTTGTCGGTTGCGACCCCGAAGCCTGCCCCGCCCCGGTAACGGCGGAAGGTGATGCCGCCGAAGCTGACCTCATCGGCGATGCGCGACCGCAGATCTGCAGCGGCTGCGGTGTTGAGGTAGGTCTCGCGCACCTCCTTGTGCGCCACCAGATCGGCGAAGAAGGCCGAGCCGCATTCGGCGCGCAGCGCGATGGCGCCGGTGGCAAGGCCGCCCATCGTATCCTCGACGCTTTCGATCAGCGCCTGGCAGCGTTTGCGCAATGCGCCCGAGGCCGGGGTGGCGTTGTCGAGATCAAAATCCACTTCTGCTGCCGGGGCGATGCCGAACTCGGTGAAGTAGTTGACTACGGTGGCGCCGTCGCGCGGGTCTTTCACCAGCCCCTGGATGCCGTTGAACAGGTGATATTCGAAGGTGGTCTCGGCGTCGTTGCGCAACCGGCCCAGCTTGCGCGCGACTTCGGCCTGAACCTGCTGGGTGGCGGACTCGGTGCCGAAGTCGCGGACCTGTTGGATTTCCGAGGCCCAGATCACGTCCTGTTTCTTGAACTGGCGGCAGACGAAGGCCCGCACATCGCGGCGTTCGGGGACCTGCTGGTCATAAGCCGAGCCGCGCTCCGAGAACGGGATCAGCGACAGCGTGCCATCGCGGCTCTCGATGACGACGGTGCGCGAGCGGACGCCGCGCGGCCCGAACAGGCCCGACCCGGACAGGGTGGCGGGCTTGTAGGGGATGTTCTCGAGCGCGCGGGTGAGTTCGATGATCGAGAAGGCATCGCCTTCGAAGATGTCCATGCTGGCCATGGGGTGCCTCCTGATTTGGGGAATTAGCGGACGAGGATGCCGAGCGTCAGCAGGGCCGCATGGGCGGCAGCGATCTGCGGCGCGGTGGGCGTGCCGGGGATGCTGATCTCATGCTGATTGACGATGGCGGGGCCGCGGATCAGCACCACGGCGTTGGTGTCGCCACCGCTGGCATCGACGCTGTCCCAGAGGATGGCCGCCGCCGTCTCCGTGCCGTCGGTGGTGGCGGGATCGTGGGCGGCGTATTTGCCCGAGGCGGTGATCTTGCCCAGAATGGTGCCGGGTTGCAGGTTTCCAGAGGCAAGGATGACGGTGCTGCGGCAATAGTCGCGAAGCGCTTCCCAGACAAGAAAGCCACCCGCGTGCGGGGTTTCGGTGAGGATCGGCATGGGTCTATCCTTTCAGACGGAAGGTGCGGGCAATGACATCGCCCCAGGGGCGCGCGCCAGACGGGCGGCCGGGTTGCGGATGGGCGGCGGAGATGTCGGGTTCTTCCCCCACGCGATGGGCCAGCAATGCTGCGCGCACATCGTCGAGACCGGCGTCGCGCTCGAGAAAGCGACCCGCCATCTGTGGCTGCCCGGCGAGACGGCAGAGATCAACGACAGCGCGGGCATGGGTCAGAGCTTCGGCGCGGATGTTGGCGGCAATGGCGCTGACTGCATCCTTTTCCACTGACGGCACGCTGGGATCTGCGGGAGGATCAGGTTCGGCGGGCGGCCCCAACCCCTCTGTTTCGATGGTGGCGTCGCCTCTGATGCCTGCTGCTGGATCGGCGGCGGCAGGATCGGAAGGCGCAGCCTCTTCGTCCGTATCGCCGATTGCCGCAACATTGCCAGAGGTGTCTTCGTCCGCCGTCTCGCCCGCAATCTCAGCATCCACCTCGATCAACGCGGGCGGTGCATTGCGAAACCGCCCCACGTCGAACCGTGCCGCGATCCGGACCGGCCCGGCAATCCGGTCGGCAAAGCCGAGGTCCAGCGCGTCCTTGGCATCGAGCCAGGTTTCCGCTGCCATCAAGGGGGCGATTTCTTCCTGCGGCCGCCCCGACTTGGCGGCATAGCCCTGCAGCAGGCTTCCCTTGATCTTGTCCAGCGCCTCGGCCATCGCGCGCATGTCGATGGCGGTGCCCATGACCATGCCGGCCGGATCATGGATCATCAGGAAGGCATTTTCCGGCATGACGATCTCGTCGCCCGCCATGGCGATATAGGAGGCAGCCGAGGCGGCAATGCCGTCGATCCAGACAGTGACCATGCCGGTATGGCGCTTGATCGCGTTGTAGATCGCGACCGCATCGAACACCGAGCCGCCCGGGCTGTTCAGCCGCAGCGCCAGCGGCGTGGCATCCGGCAGCGCGCCCAGTTCCGCCAGAAACCCCTTCGCCGAGACCCCGTAAGCCCCGATTTCGTCATAGATCACCACCTCCGCGCCGGTGCTTTCGGCGCGGATCGTGTACCAGCTGTTCATCGGCTTACGCCTCCTGTTCTGTATCGGTTTCCGGTTTGCGGGCTGGCGTCGCCCGCGCCCCCTGCGTCTCGCCGGGCCTGGTGCGGTAGTGCAGACCCATGTCCCCGGCGCGCCTGGCGTCGGCGGCATTCTCGCGGTCGATTTCCTCGACGTCGTAGCCGGTGGCCTCGACCACCTTGCGCCGCGAGATGATCCCCGCCTCCATCGCCAGCACCTGCGCCTGGATGTCCTTCAAGGGATCGACCCAATCCCAGCGCGGCGGGATCCAGTTCACCGGGCGATAGCGCGCGGGGAACCGGGCAAAATCGGGCAGGTCCAGCGCCCCCGACAACACCGCGGTTTCCAGCCAGCGCGCCCAGACCGGGCGGCAGAGCTGATGCGCGATCACCCCGTGCTGCAATTGCTCGACACGGCGGCGGAACTCGACCAGTTCGGCGCGCAGGCTGGAATAGTTGGCCTGCCGCACATCGCCAGTCACCAGATGATAGGGCAGCCCCAGCGAGGCCGAGACCGACAGCAAGGTCCGGTACTGAAACGCCTCATAGCCGCCGCCAACATCTGCGGGGCTGGAGAACTTCACGTCCTCCCCCGGCAACAGAACCTGCAGGGTGCCGGGTTCCAGACTGGCGGTCGCCCCGCTGTCGTCGGTCGCCTCGATCTCGCCCATCAGCTGCTCTTCAGGTGCTGTCTTGGTGATGAAGCCCGCGAACATCGCCGCCGTCTTCTTCCGGTCGAGTTCGGCGTCGTCGTACTGGTCGAGCAGGAACAGCCGCACCATCGCAGGTGCGACATGCGGCAGGCCCCGGATCTGCCCCGCATCAATCGGGCGGTAGATGTGCAGGACATCCTGCGCCGGAACGCGCACAGTCTCAGACGTGACCATACCCTGATCGGTGCTGTCGCCAGGATGGCGGCGGCGGAAGTGATAGGCTTGGCGCCGTCCGATGGCATCGAACTCGATGCCGCAGCGGATGCGATTGCCGTTGGGCGCGGTCTTGGTGGCATCAAACGGCAGCATCTCCGATTGCAGCAGTTGCAGTTGCAATGGCACCAGCAACCCGTCTTCTGCCCGGCGCGGCCGCAGCCGCACGAAACATTCGCCCGCGACGAACATCTCGCGCGCCACCATCGCCTGCAGACCGTAGAAATCGGTCAGCCCGTCCGCATCCGCCTCATCGGTCCAGGCGAGCCAGAGCCGCTGCACCTGGTCGCGCAAGTCTGGGTCTTCGATCAGCGACGAGGGCTTGATCCCGTCGCCCACCAGGTTCGAGGCAAAAGCCTCGCAGGCATTGGCGGCGTAGCCGTTGGTCACCACCAGCTCGCGCGACCGCGCCAGCAGACGCGGCCCGCCCGAGGCGACCAGCGAGTTGATGTTTTCCAGCGGCGGTTGCCAGCCCCGCAGCCGGCGCTGCGACATCGCCCCTTCCAGCCGCGCGCGCACGGCGACAGGGCCGCCGGTCTCCCGGCGGCGAAAGGCATCGAGCCAACCCATGCATCATAGTCCCTTGGTGGTGATCACGCGCACCTGCCGGATGATCCTGCGCCCCTCGGCCACAGCGATCTCACGGTCCAGCACCTCGATGGCCCGGTCGATCTCGGCCAGGCTGCGGTAATCCACCGATTTGCCGCCGTAACTCACCCGCGCCACACCGCTGGAGCGCGACGCCGCCAGGGCCTCGCGGCGGGCCTTCAGCTCTGCGATTGTGGGCATGGCGCACACCTTTCATGTGTCATTGACTTATGTGCCATTGACGCATATATGAGCCCATGACCATCGTGACCGTTGTCGAAACAGCCGAGTTCCAGCGCCGCGCCCGCGCCATCATGAGCGATGCAGAGCGGCTGGAGCTGATCGATTTCGTCGCTCGGAACCCAACGACCGGTGTGTCGATCGGTGGCGGGGTGCGGAAGTTCCGCTTCGCGCGCGACGGGGGCGGCAAAAGCGGTGGATATCGGGTGATCCACTTCTTCAGCCCCGACGACGGAACGCCGGTATTTCTGATCACGGTCTTCGCCAAGAACGAGAAGGCCAACCTGACCAAAACCGAGACCGAGGCGGTCAAGACCCTCGGCGAAGCCCTATCCGCAACCTACAGGAGCAAGCGATGACCGACGCATTCAAGAGCATCGAACAAGGCCTGAAGGAAGCCATTGCCCACGCGCGTGGCGTGACCACAGGCATCATCCACGAGATCGACATTCCCGATCCGGACGTCCAGGCGATCCGGGCGCAGACCGGGTTGTCGCAAGCGGATTTTGCCCGCAGCATCGGCGTGAAGAAAGCCACACTGCTCAATTGGGAGCACCGCAGACGGAGTCCTGAAGGCCCCGCCCGCGTGTTGTTGGCCCTGATTGCCGCCGATCCGAAGATCGTCCAGCGCACGCTGGCGGGCTGATCCGCGAGCCGCAACAACATGACCGGGTTGGTCTATGTCCTCGGCTGCGACTCCCCGAGCGGTTATCGCACCTATGTCGGCTGAACGCTCAATCTCGACCGCCGTCTGGCCCAGCACAACTCCGGCACTGGGGCGAAGTCGACACGCGGCCGGGTCTGGCGCCTGCTCTATGCCGAGCGTTTGCCCTCGCGAAGTGAAGCCATGCGCCGCGAGTGGTATCTGAAGCGGGACCGTCCCTTGCGCCGACAATTGGCACTGTCGGCGCAGGGCCAATTGTCCTGATCACCGCATGTAATTCGACGCCACCGACCTGCGTCGCGCCGGACTGCGCACCGCACGGATGGCTCCGGCGGCGGCCTTGTCGTGACCCCCATCAGCCTTGCCGTCCCCAGCCACCTGCGTCTCCAGATCGGCCCAGCGCGCCTCGGACCAGCGATCCGCCCCGACGATCCAGGCCGCGGCGCGGGCGTAGACCCGGCAGTCCAGCGCCTCGTTGCGCTCGCGCAGCTTCTGCCATTCGAGCCGGGCAAAGCCGCGTTTGGTGCGTACGGTAACCAGTTCCTCGGCCACCAGCTGCTTGAGCCATTCGCTGTCCACCCAATCCGGCAGATGCACGGTGCCGGGCGGATACTGCACCCCCTCGGCCAGTTCCTCCTTCGTCGGGCGCGGCAGGCCAAGGTGACGGTAGGTCTCGGCCTTGAAGGTGGAAACCGCCACCGTCCAGAGCCGCGCGCCCCGGCGCAGGCGTTTGCCCGCGTCGGTCACATCGACATAGGTCGGGCCAGATACCGGGCTGGAACGATTGAACCCTTCGACGCCCTTGACCGGAGCAACTTGCGCCACCCCCTGCCGCCGTGACCATGCATAGACCGCCGGGGCCTCATAGCCGGTGTCAATGGCGAGCTTGGCCAGCCGCAGATACGCGCCGTTTTCATGGGGCCATGTCCGGTCCAGCAGCTGCGTCAGTTCCGCCCAAGCGCCCTGATGGTCGGGGCCACCGTCGATCACGATATGATCGACCAGCCAGCTTGTCCCGCCCCGACCCCAGGCCCAGACATCAACCTCGATCCGGTCCTTCTGCACGTCGGCCCCGGCGGTCAGGAACAGCCCGCCCGCGGGAACGATGCCCGGCTTCCACGCCTCACGCCGGTCGTAAAGCCGCGACCAGTCCGGTGCCTCCCCGGTTTCCACCCAAGTCTCGCCAAGGATGGTGTTCTTGAACGCCCGGATGCGCTCCAGGTCACTCGAACCGGTGGCGTGACCTGTCGCGCCATCCGAACCTTGCGCTGCCTCCCATGACCGCACGATCCGCTCCCAGCTGAGCCAGCCGATCGGCGAATAGAGCGCCGAGAGGTGATAGCCGACGGTGCCGGGATCGGCGGCTGTGGCGGTTGCGCGCCACTCGCCTGCTTCCAGCATCGCCGTCTTATGGTGTTCCGCGATGGGACGGTCGCAGCCCTCGCAGTGATATTCGGCAGCCTCGGGCCGCGCCTTTTCCCAGCGCAGCCGCTCGAACTTCAGCCACTGAAACTGGCGGCAATGCGGGCACGGCACGAAGAACCGGCGCTGATCGCTGGCCTCATATTCGCGCTCGATCCGGCTCAGCCCCCGGATTGTCGGCGTCGAGACCAGAAACACCTTGCGCCGGTGGGCAAACGTCAGCGACCGCGCCTCGGCAAGGCTGACCGGATCGCCCTCCTCATCCGCCGACGCCGGATAGGCATCGACCTCGTCGAGAAAGATGTAGCGCGCCGGGGTGGACCGCAGCCCGACGGCCGAGTTCGCCCCGGTCATGATCAGAATGCCGCCCGCGAATTCCTTCGACAGCATGGTGTTGCCCGCGTCGCGGGAACGGGCCGGTTTGACCCTGTCCCGCAGCTCGGGGCTCTCGTCGATCAGCGGGTCGATCCGCTGGCGCGAGTTGCGCTTGGCCAGTTCCACCGTCGGCTGCACCGCCAGCATCGGCCCCGGCGCCTGGTGGATGGCAAAGCCGATCCAGTTGTTGCCCGCTTCGGTTGCACCGACCTGTGCCGCCTTCATGAACACGACGCGCTGCATCGTGTCGCCGGGCGACAGCCGGTCCATGATCTCGCGCATGTAAGGCGTGCGCGCCGTGCGGTACCGCCCGGGTTCGGCCGAGGCGCGGCCCGACAGCATCCGGTGCATGTCCGCCCATTGCGAGACCATCAGATCCGGATCGGGCGTCAGCCCCGCACCCCAGGTTCGCAGGATCTCCGCCGCGCCGTCGAAGTCGGTCAGATCACTGTCATCGGAAGTCAGGCCGGACCTCGGCAAGTTCGTCGAGGTGGGCGCGTACATGTTTTTCCAAGGCCTTCTGCATCGCGGCCGGTTCCACGCCCAGTTCCGCCGCCATCAGTGCCGACGACCGCGCGGGCCAGTTCACCCAAGCGTCCCGCACCTCCCGCGCCAGCCGGAACACCAGCGACAGCGCTCGGGCCCGCTCGATCAATTCCCCCTTCAGCTTCTGCAGCCGGATCCGCCGCTCCTGCGCCTTCAGCACCTCGTTCGCGGTTTTGGCCTGCAGGTACGTCGTACCGCCACCGACCGCAGGCACCGCCAGACCCTGTTCGCGCAGCGTGTCGCCGACGGCGGCCACCGCCGCCTCGGGGACCGGCTTCAGCTTCGGTTCGGGCGGCTTCCGGGTCTTCGACGGGTCGGTCGTTTCCGCCCGGCGCACATCGCTGGCCTCGGCATCGATGCTGCCATCTGCGAACAGCACCAGCCGCTCGGCCGTCTTCGCCTTTTGGATCGCGCCGCGCGACAGCCCGACATGCGCGGCATACTGGCGCTCGCTCATTCCCTGCATCGGCGTCTCCGATTATCATTCAAAAACAGATTCTTATTCAGTTGATAAGCATCGCGACCAGAGCGAACGTTGGTCCAACGCAACGATGCAACCCGACCAAGGAGCAACCAGAATGACCCGCCGCGCGACCGACAATGCCAAAGCCCTCGATGCCTTCCTCGCCGCCAAGTTCGAGATAGACGCGATGCTGGAGCGACTCGCCGCCCTTAGCGCCGACCATTTCGAGACCAGCCCCGACGAGATCCACTGGGGGCACGTTGGCACCCTGAACCACTACCGCACGAAGCTGCGCGAGATCACCGACAGCGCCTTCAAAGAAGGCGAACACGCCGAGTAGCCCAACCAGCCATCGCGCCAGCCCCGCCCTGCGGGGCTCCGCCTCGTAGAAGGGCCCGCATTCCGCGCGCCCCGATACGGGAGACGACGATGACTCAGCTTTCCGACACCCAAGCCCTGATCCTGAGCGCCGCCGCCCAGCGGCCCGAGCGCATTGCCCTTCCGCTGCCCGACAGCCTGCGCGGCGGTGCCGCCGCCAAGGTGATCGGCGCGATGATCGCCAAGGGCCTGCTGCAGGAGGTCGATGCCGACCTGCGCAAGGGCGAACCCATGTGGCGCGAAACCGGCGACGGCCACGGCGTCACGCTGGTCGCCACCGACATCGGCCTCGCCGCCATTGGCATAGAGCCCGAGGACGCGGACGCTGCGCCCGAGGGCACGACGGACGCGCCGACCGACGAAGCTGCGCCCGATACCACCAACGAACCCGAAGCCGCGCCCAAGGCGCGCACGCCGCGCGAGGGCACGAAGCAGGCCACGCTGATCGCCATGCTGCGCGCGCCGGACGGCGCGACCATTGAGGAAATCATGGTAGCCCTCGACTGGGCGGCCCACACTATTCGAGGCGCAATGGCTGGGGCATTCAAGAAGAAGCTCGGGCTCGAGGTGACCTCCGAGAAGGTCGAAGGACGCGGGCGGGTCTATTGGTTATGCGGAGCTCCGCATAATTTGTAATATGCGGAGCGGATGGTTATGCGGAGTTGGTCGCACAAGCACCTTTTGATCAACGGGTTAAGCATGCGGTACTCCGCATAACATGATTGGGGTCGAAGTCTTCACCAGCGCCTTCGGGCGCGATAATCGGAGACTTCGACATGACGACACACGTTCTTCCGCCCGAACGCTGGGCGATGGATCCCGGGCCTTTTGCGGACCTCGTTTCGGCTTATGCCGACGAGATTGGCTGCGTGGGTTACGATGCATATACGGTCAACTGCCTCGTCGCGGCGGCGCGGCACCTCTGTGCCTGGGCTCGACTGAACGGGCTGCTGCTCGCTGGGCCTGCGGATGGGCTCGTGCGAGATTTCGCCTGTCACGATTGTCATTGCGGTGGCGTTCGCCGGGGTGGTCCACGGTCGGCGCGCTACCTGTTCAAGGTCGATCGGTTCGTCCGTTTCCTCGTCGCGCAAGGCGTTCTTGCGCCATCGCCCGCCGAAGATCCCGATGCCCGGCATGTCGTGCCCTATCTCGACTGGCTGCGACGGCACCGCGGGCTTTCGGAGATCACGGTGCGGAGCCACGCCAAGGGGCTGCGCCAGATGTTGCCGGTCATCGGTACCGATCCGGCCGGTTGGACGCCAACCACCCTGCGGACCGCGATCCTCGACCGGCGCGGGCGCGAGGGCCGCGGCGGCCTGAAGCGTACAGTCACCGTGTTGCGATCCTGGCTGCGCTATCACGCGGCCATGGGGTGGTGCGATCCCGGACTGGTCGCGGCAGTGCCCACCATCGCCAACTGGAATGGCCATCATCTGCCGCGCGGCCTGAGGCCCGCCGATGTCGATCGGCTGCTCGCCGCCTGCGACCTGACCAGCCCGACCGGCCGCCGGGACCGGGCGATCCTGCTCCTGCTCGTCCGACTGGGCCTCAGGGCCGAGGATGTGCGCAGCCTGCGCTTTGAACAGATCGACTGGGCGCGCGGGCGGATCATGCTGACCGGCAAGGGCCGGCGCGAGAGCCGACTGCCCCTGCCGCAAGACGTTGGCGATGCAATGCTCGCCTGGCTCGAGGACGGCCGCCCGCAGGTGGACGACCCTCATGTGTTCCTGCGCTACACGGCGCCCTTGCGGCCTCTCACGGAATCCGCCGCGATCTCGAAGATCGTCCGCCGCGCGATTTGTCGCGCGGGGCTCAAGGACGTGCCCTCGCACGGCGCGCACCTGTTGCGCCATTCGGCAGCCCGCGCCCTGCTGGAGGACGGCGCGAGCCTTGAGGCCATCGGCACGTTGCTGCGGCATCGCTCGATCGAGACCACGGCCAGATATGCCAAGGTCGATCTCGATGCGCTCGGTGCCATTGCGCAGGCGTGGCCGGGGGTGGTGCCATGCTGAGCGCCGCCGTGGAACGCCATGTCGCGCTGATGCGCACCTGCGGCTTCGTCTTCGACACGCAGGCCACACGATTGGCCAGCTTTGCCGCCTTCGCCGAGGCGCGCGGCGACACCCATGTGCGGACGGCCACCGCCCTGGACTGGTCGCGCCGCGCCGGAACCCATGCGCAGCGGCGGATCGTCTATCTGACCGTTCGTCGCTTCGCCCTGACAGCCGCGACGGAAGACGCGCACCACGAGGTGCCACCGCCGGATCTGTTGGCTCGGACGGCGCGGCAGCGGCCTGCACCCTACATCTACATGCCCGCGGAGGTCGCGGCACTCGTGGCCGTGGCGGATCGGGCCGCGAGCCGACGCTGCCGGGTGCCCGGACAATGTCGGCTCCTGTTTGGCCTGATCGCCGCCACCGGCATGCGCATCTCGGAGGCGCTCGGGCTCGACATCGCCGACGTTATGCCGGATGGGCTCCTGATCCGCGAGGCCAAACGGCGCGGGCGCAGGATCCTGCCGCTGCATCCGTCCGTTGCGACGGAACTCGCGGCGCATCTGGACCGGCGGGCGCGCGTTCGGGACGGGTCGGATGCCCTGTTCCTTGGAGATCGGGGCGGGCGCATATCTGAGAACGCCATACGCAGAACCTTTGGGGGCATGCTGGCGCTGACCGGGCTTGAAGGCGTCGCCCGAGACGGGCGGAACCCGCGGATCCACGATCTGCGCCATACCTTCGCTGTCCGGTCGCTCGAAGCCTGCGATCCGGGGCGCGGCAATGTT